ATGTGGACGAAGGCATGCAGCCTGAAGCCCAGCCTGAAGCCCAGCCTGAAGCCCAGCCTGAAGCCCAGCCTGAAGCCCAGCCTGAAGCCCGACGTGGTGGACGGGGAAGAACCCCTTCTGACAGCAAGGGAGAATAGCCATGTTTCTCGTCCGCACGCCACCGACGACTTTGCCCTTTGAGATGGCAGGCCTCAAGCTCCATTGCCGCGTTGATGCAGAAGAGATTCGCGACGACGTAATTTTGGACATGTATGCCTGGGCTGCTATCAAGGCGGGAGAATTTTCGAGCAATCGGGTGTGGGTGGAGAGCGACTGGACGGGAGAGATTGACGCATTCCCTCGCGGGACAATGCCGATAGTTATCCCGAAAAGCCCATGCACAGCCGTTTCCGGCATCAGCTATGTGGATGCTGGCGGCGTGGATCAGGTGTTGGATACAAGCGCATACAGGTTCTTGCCGTCCTCTTTGGAGAGTGACGGTGGTAGGCCGTATGCGTCCATTGAGCCTGTGACGGAATGGCCTTCAGGAACCACTGTCAAAGTTTCTTTTTCGGCTGGATGGTCAAAAGACATCTTCCCGAAAGAACTTGTGCAGTGGACGTTTGTCAAGGTGAGCAGCCACTATGAACAGCGGGAAGACTTGGCAAGCGCGACGCGCAAAATTGCCATCGCGTTCCCCCGTCATTTTGTGGATTCGCTTTTGGATAGGTTTTACCTGCCGAGGTATTAGCAGTGGCCGACCAGTATCTTCTTGCATCGCGCCTGAGTAGCCGCATTACGTTTCAGAAGAAAACGAGCGGTGGGCGCAATCCTGATGGGAGTCTAAAGGCTCAGGGGTGGGAAGATGTTTTTTCCACATGGGCCGAGGTCATCACTATTGGAGGCGAGGAAGGGAGGCGTGCTTCCGCTGACAGCGGCGAAACGCGTTACCGGATAACAATGCGGTTCCGGAGGGATGTTGACGCGTCCATGCGGATCAAGCTCTCGACGGGACAGACGGTGGGCATGAATAGTCTCCCCCGCGACCCTGACGGGCGCAGAGTAATGGTTGAGATAAACGGACTTGAACAGCAGGGCGATGTGTAATGGCAGTGAAAGAACGTTTTCGCTTCAGTGGCGGTGGCTACATGGATATGAGCCTCTTCTTCGATGAAATACCTGATGCGCTCAAGAATGCCATTGAAGAGGAACTTTCGCCTGTCATTGACAACATGGTTTCTCTTGCAAAGCAAAACGTCAATGTCGGGACTGTCCGCAGAGATGTTTATAAGACCGGGAAATATGCGGGAAAGTTCTGGACCTCCCGTGATCCTGGAAGGTTGAGAGATACTATTCGGGGTGCGGTTCATCGGCGAAAGGACAAAACAGCCGTCATCGGTTTTTTCGAGGCTGGAAGTCCTGACGCATTTTATGCGCTGATGCACGAGATAAAGAACCCGTATTTCCGTCCTGCATTCAACACATATAGAGGCGCAGCGATGTCCGCTGTAAGCCAAGCACTTTCAAAGGTAACATCAAAATGAGAAGCGTTCTCCTGTCAGGCATATTCAGCCAAATCATGGGTTCCCCCGACAACGCCTTTGTTCAGGCTATCGGTGGAACTGACGATGATGGCAATGAGTTGCGGTACTGGCCTTGGGGAGCACAACAGGGGGCGGCATACCCGTATGCTGTTTCCTACATAGTCTCTGATGTGGATGTCGGCGCGATCTCCGACGACATCTCTGACTTCGAATGGCAAATGATGATTTACACGGAAACAATGACTGAGGGGAACGCGCTTGCGGAACAATGCAAGGAGCTCTTTTCAAGGCAGTCTTTGTCTTTTCAGAGTGTTTGTTTCACCTGCATGTATGGGATGACGATAAGCCCGATGCGTGAAACTGACGCTGACCCGTATCAAACTACGGTTACATTTTCATGCTACCTTTAAGGAGGAAGCCATGACTCAAGCAGCAAAATGTGGAACCGGGGCCAACGTCGGGATTGATACCGATGTCATCTTTCACCCCAAAACTGCCAGGGAAATCCTTCTCCCCGGCTTGAACAACGCACAGCTTCCCGGCTGGGCTACGGAAACCATCACGGACGATTCCTTTGACAAGGAAATCGCCGGTACGATTCTGGGCAGCCTTTCGTATGAGCCTGCATCCCTAGCCATATATCTTCGGAGCAAAAACCCTGCTCAGGAAGAAATTCGCGTCATGTCCAAAGAGCGGAAACAGTTCAGCGATATCTGGATTGTGTACAACAAGAAGGTCGGCCATTTCTGGGCTCTCGACCTTGCTACCGATCCTTGCGGGTTCTGCGGAATTTCCGGATATTCCCCGCAGGCTTACGGGCGTAACGACTTGCAGCAAATCCAGTTCACGCTTGTTGTGGACGGCGCAAGCGGCATGTACGAATACCACACTCCCGAACTGCTGTATGACATCGCCGCTGGCGTTGTGACCGCTTCGGACGGAGACTTTGCGAATCGCGGGTTCAAACCCGGCATGTCGCTTATCATGGAAACAGGCGACCAGACCGACCCCTTTGTGGTTGGGCTTGTTGCCGCAGTGACAACGACAACCATCACCCTGACCGACACGAGCATTACTGAATCCACCTTGCAGGGCCGGATTCATGGTGCTGTCGTAAAGTTGGAGGATTAGTATGGCGTTGACGCTAAAAAAAGGGGCTGCGTTCGACAGGTGGTTTGATGTTCCCGGAGGAGATGGCGCAAAAGTCCTTCTCCGGGAACGGAGTGCTGCCGAAGCCGTGATAGCTTCGGAAACATTGCTGACCAAAGCATCTATCGGCGGCGACATTTCCGGCGACATTGAAGCCCTGTACCTCGATGCGATTGCCGAATGGCAGGGCATTGAAGACGAGAGTGGCAAGGCGTTGAAATGCACCATGCCGAACAAGCGGCTTTTCCTGCACCAGCCAGGGTTTATCCACTTCCTCCGTGAGTCCCTGAAGGAACTTCGGGAGGAGGCTGAGAAGGCGCGTGAGGACGCCGAAAAAAACTGACCAGCCTTGCGGTATGGATTTCAGAGGCAGACAGAACGCCTTGTAATCTATGCCGCAAGGTATACGAGATCGAAGGGGAAGACCCGCCATGTGCGACGTGCTACCCCGGCGTTCATTCGCTAAATGCAACGGCGGTTGCACTTTGGGGAACAGTCAGAGGCCAGTGGCGGTTTTCCTTTAACGGAGCACAGGGGCTTGACCTTACGGCTGTTGAGTCCGCACTCAGGCTCCACAATGTTCCAGAAGAAGACCGCCTTCGTGTCGCGCAACAGCTACTCAGGATTGGCGATGTGATTGTTGCTGAAACGCAACGGTCACAGGCTGGCAAGAACAGCCAGAAGAACAACAGCTTACAGTGAAGACCAGACCGCGCTGCGCCTAGTCGCCACTTTCGGGTGGAGATGCGAATACCAGCGCGGCTTTTTATGCAAAACCCCACCTACGGGGTTCATCTCCTTGCCCCAAAACATCATCACGCCATACTCTTGCAATAATTAGCAGGAGTCGAGTCATGACACTTAGGATGTCCACCATTCAGGCGGTTGTCGTCGCTGATACACGGCAGTTCGACCTCGGGCTGAAAGAGGCGCAGAAGACTGCGGAGGCATTTTCCTCCAAGTCTGCTAATGCGTTTGGCCGTCTTAACAAGGACTTGAAATCCGTCGCCGACGCCGTGGGCATGACTGAGAAAGAGCAGAAGCGTCTCAGCGATGCCATGAAAAACACAACGGCACTGACCGCTGCAAGCAGAGCATTGGACAAGATTGCGCGTTCTGCGAATCTGACTGACGCCGAGATCAAAAAGCTTGAACGGAGTATGGGAGCTACCGGGAAAGGTGGATTGTCCCAGCGGTTCAAGGCCGACACCCAAGCGGCTCAAGCTTATCAAAATACCATTTCCCAGCTTAAAACGGCCATTGCCGGGTATGTTGGCGTCAACATGCTTCAGGACATTGGACGGACCAGCATCAATCTCGCTTCCATAGAAAAAACATTTTTTGCACTTACCGGGACTGCTCAGGGAGCCAGGGCCGAGATCGGCTGGCTTCGCGAGGAATCGCAGCGGCTCGGTCTTGATTTTTTTGCTCTGGCTGAAAGTTTCAAGGGGTTTTCTGCCGCTGGCAAAACAGCCGGGATGGACGTAGCGCAAATCCGGGAAATTTTTACGTCCGTCACAGAAGCGTCCACGGTTCTCGGTCTTAGCTCGGACAGAACAAAGCTCGCGCTGTATGCTCTTGAGCAGATGCTCTCCAAGGGTGCTGTTTCAATGGAAGAATTGCGACGGCAGTTGGGCGACCAGTTGCCGGGTGCGTTCCAGTTGGGCGCGAAAGCGATGGGCCTTACGACACAGGCGTTTGCCAAGCTGGTCGAGACTGGCAAGCTTGCGTCCGCAGAGTTCTTACCCAAGTTCGCGGCAGAACTCCGCAATGCTTTTGGCCCTGGATTGCAGGAAGCTCTTAAAACTCCACGCGCTGAACTTCAGCGGCTCATGAACGAATTGACCTTTGCCAAGGTAACGATAGGCGAGGGCGGGTTTCTTGCCGGAATATCCGATGCGGCGAAAGATCTTCGCGGAGCTCTCCAAACGGACTCCGTACAGTCCAGCTTGCAACAACTTGGATTTGTTTTAGGTCAAGTCACAGGCGTTGCTGCAAAAGCATCTTCCGTATTTATCGAAAACGGCGCGGCTCTGGTTTCTTTGGGTGCTGGCTACGCTTCCGTCAGGTTTGCCGCAGCGACGCTCCTTCCAGCCCTCAGTGCAGTCAAAGTCTCACTGGCGACCATTCCACCAACAATGGCAGGAGTCACCGCAGCGGCAAGAACCATGTGGATTGCAATAGGAGGCCCGGTTGCAGCCCTCAGCGTTCTGGCTGGCGGTGTGTTCTATCTGGCGACCCGGCAGAGTGAGGCAGAACGTATTTCCGCAAAATATGCGGAGTCTCTTGGATTAATTGAACAAGGTGGAGATACGGCGGCAGCCGCTCTGAAAAAGTTGCGGGGAGAAGTCGAGGAGCTTTCGGCCACAAAAATCCGTGTCGAGCTTCGCAGAGTAAAGGACGAAAAGCCTGAAATTCAGCGAGAGCTTGAAGATATACTTGCATTTATGACGACCAACGGGAGCGCGGCTGGCAAGGCGTATGCTGATGCGGTCAAATACGCACTTGAAGGCGGCACTGACTTTGAAGAATTTAAGAGACGGGTTGATGAAGCGTTTGCTGCGTTTGGAGAGGAGAAAACCAGAGAGAGAATCCTGAAAGCTGGAAACAGCATGATTTTTCTCACAGAGAAGGGAAAGTTCCTCGAATCCCAGCTAATGCGCAATGCCATTGGCATGGATGATATGGGACAGGCCGCAGATGGATTGACCGAATCTCTGAAGCGATTGAAAGATGTTGATCTTGCGTCTGCCCTTGCTGATGTAGAATTTGATACCTTGGAAGCTGGTCTTAGCAAAAGGAACCAAGCTATTGTTCAAGGTTTGCTCAAGTCCAAGCTGATAAAAAAAGAAGACATCGAAATTGATGCCAGTGGCTTTCGCTTTAAGGGGATAGAAAACTCCCCAGCAGTGCAAGCACTCCAAGTTGCTCTTGGGAAACTCTACGATGTGAAAAACAAAGATCGCCTTATCCGTGCCGACCTCTCTGAAAACCGCGCCGTCAAATACGCAGAAGACGCTTATAAGAAGGCTTCAACCGCCGCTGAACAACTTCGTCTGAAAAACGTTGAGCTTATGGAGTCGCTTTCCGGCGACACTCTGGCATCCAGCCTTGCCAAGATTGAGCGGGAGTACAAGGCGCAGATTGACGCCATTGACAAAGATACCCGTGCGCTCATGGCGAAACAGGAAGAATGGCGCAAAAAAGGGCTGCTGAACGACGAAACGCGGCAGTTTGTCGCTGATTACCAGATGCAAAATGTGCTTCTGACAGGTCAGCTTATCATTCAGCACGAGATCAATACCGAGCTTGCAAAGCGCAAAAACCTTCTCGACGAAATCCGGGCCAGGGAACAACGGGCAGGGATTACCGGCGACTCTCGCGGCGCATACCGTGCGCAAGCCGATGCCTTGCGTGAAGAGTTGAAAGACCTGACAGCCGGAACCGAACAGTATTTGCTCGTTGCTGAACGGTTGAGTCAGGCTGAGGCTCGCGCCGAGGGCAACATCACCAAACTTATGAGTATGGGCTTCGCGCAAGCTGGCGGGAGGGCATGGGATGATTACATAGACTTCTTTGAAAAAAAGCTTCCCGGCGCATTCGAGAAGTCCGCTGAGGTGTTCGCTGGCCTTGTGGTTGATGTTGGCTCAGGAACGGTCAGCATCAAGGACTTTTTCAGCAAACTCGGTGATTCGCTCAACAGCATTTTCCAGGACATCATGAAGGACATGATTTCCATACAGTTGCGTATGGCAATGTTCGGCGACGGGAGCAAAAACGCGTTGGGCGGTCTGATCGGCATAGCCGCAAGTGCTATCGGAAGCTACTTTGCGGGTCCATCTGGCGGCATGGCGTTGGGCAGCATGACGCCTACTGGAACAGTGTCTCCTAGTTTTCACGCCCACGGCAACGCCTTCCACGCATCTACCGGGCTTTCCTCGTACCGAAACTCTGTCGTTTCTTCTGCTACTCCGTTCTGGTTCGCGCAAGGAGGCGTTCCCAACGTCGGCGTCATGGGCGAGAAGTCCGGGTCTCCCGGTGAAGCCATCATGCCGCTTGCCCGGAACAGTCAGGGCGATCTTTCAGTCAATGTTACCGGCATCACTGGCGGCGGGGTCGGCGAAGTCAATGTCTATGTCATCGACCAGCGGACGGGCGAATCACGACCAGCGCAGATAGAAAAGAGTTCCAACGGAAACGGAGGAACAGACATCCGAGTGCTTCTGGCAGGGGCAGTAGCAAGCGACATCTCCCAAGGAGGGCAGGTTGCTCAATCCATCGGCAGCTACTTCGGCATATCCAAAAACCAAAGGCCCTTCGCGGTGTAATCATGGCATATGAATATGTATATCTCCCGCAGGTGTTACTGCCCTTTTATCCGCAGAGAAAAACGCATGTGCAGACAATTCCCAACGGGATACAGCGCGAAAACCCGGAAATAGGCGCGGCGTTGCAAAAGACCATGTACGATCCTGTTCTGACACCAGTAACAGGAACGTACTATTTGCGGCAGTCCAAGCTTGATATGTTGGTGGATTTTTACACAATCATCGGTGGACGGTCGTTCTGGTTGCCTTTCCCCAACCCGCGAAGCTCCAAGTTTACAAAAGACAAGTGGTGGTATGGGCGCATCAACCCGGACAGCACAGACGCCATTGCCAATCCACAAATCATCGCAACCGGGCTGTTCAGCGTAACGCTCAAGTATGACTTCTGGAACCTTGTTCCAGGCGTTGCCCCACCCTATGAAGCCGTGGGGTGCGACAATGGCTGAGATCATCACCAGCGCGGAAATAGACTCGTGGACAGGCGATGACAGCGGATTGTCGCAAGAGCTTATCGACGCAATGAGCCTTCCGGATACCGACGAGGGTATCATTGTCCTGTTGCGTTTGTCGTCTCCGGGAATGCCTGAGCCAATTCTTGTATCGTCCAACGCAAAAGAGTTCTTTGGATTTGACGACGAAACAAAAGAACCAATGCATGGCGTGACATTCCAAAGTGAGCAGTATCATTTCTGCCCTTTTTCCATCGAGCTCTTTTCTGATCTGGAATCCGGAGAACTCAGCACGGCGACTGTCTCTATCCAGAACGTCAGTCCTGACCTGACCATTGCCATCAGGGAGGTTGATGTAGCCATAGATTTTTCCATCATCGTCTTGCGCAAGAACGATACCAGCAAAGCAGAGATGAAAATGGACTTCGCCAAACTCATAGAGGTTTCGGTCAATCCCCTGACAATAAGCGGAACCCTGTCAGACTATGACTATGGTTCGGAACCGATAACCCCCAACTACACGCGTTCGGAATACAGGGGGCTGTGATGGTAATATGGTGGCAAAAATATATTGGCATTCCTTTCGTTGACCGTGGCAGGAGCATGCAGGGCTGTGATTGCGGGGGGCTTGCGTGGCTTATTTACAAACAGGAACGCGGACGCGAGCTTGATTGTTTTTCCCTGCGGTACAAGGCCAGAAATGCCCGGTCTGTGGCTCCTTTGTTTGCTACTGCGATCAGCACATTCTTTGAACCGTCATTCGGCGGCATTCCGTTCAATCTGGCCGTGTTCGGCAACGAGGTAGGGGACTATCATGTCGGCGTGTTCGTAGACGCCAGACGTATCCTGCATTGCAAAGACGGCATGCACGCAAAGGTTCAAGTTCTGGAAGAGACTGAACTCTTTGCAGATTACCGGGGGTCGTATGCGCTGCGGTAAAAACCTCCCCCGCAAGGCTGCGCTTACCCCTGAAGTATTGCCGCCTGAAACCGGAAAGACACCTGGATTCCGGTACATGCGGAACGCATTTTCCGGGGAATCATCGGAGACACTGCCTGTCAAGCGTGGAAAACTTGTTGATGTTGTGTGCAATGCGCTTGATACGCTTGGCATCAGCCGGAATGTTATGCGTTGGTCTGACATCCTTATCAATGGGCGCGTCATTCCGCGTAAAGAATGGCTGGCAACAACCGTCGCAGACGTAGATTGCATCAAGGTTGTTTATGGCGTGCGAGGTGGTGGTGGGGGTGAAAAGAACCCGATGCGGTTAATTTTGCAAGCCGTGGTTGTCATCGTCGCTGCTATTTTGACGTTTTATGCTGGTGGTTATGGCGGGTGGGCAGCCGCAGGTTATTATGCTGCCGCAGCAGTTGTCTCTATCGGCGGGATGATGCTCATCAATGCTCTATTCCCTCTTGACGCTGGACAGCTCAAGGGATTCGGCAGCGGCGACAGCATTCTGACCTACGCTATCGAGAGCACCAGAAATAAAGCCAGCCTGTATGAAGCGCAAGAGCTTGTTATCGGGCGTATCCGTACTGCGCCTAGCTATGCTTGTGCATACTATTCAACCTTTGAAGGCGACGAACAGTACTGGCATGGGCTGTATCAGGTTTCTGCCGGGACGGTGCGCGTTGACCCTGAAAATGTCAGAATCGGTTCTTCACCGTTCAGTCAGTATGTCGGTGCGGAAATATCCATTCATGAAGGGTGGGCTGGCGAACCGCTCCGCTGGTTTGACTCTCGTCGCCAGGAAACAAGCGAGAATGTTCCTCTGCGGTATGGAGCCGCATGGACGCACCGGGAAACGCCGCAAGGGGTCAAGAAAATTATCCTCATAATATCGTTTCCCCAAGGACTGTTCTGGTCAAAGAAAAACGGCGGGTATGATTGGGGCGACTTGGTTCTCCTGTATCGGTGGCGCCTGAAGGGTTCAGACACATGGACAACACAAAGCTATCGTTGGCAAGAAACCAGAACCCGCGCATTTACGCGGACTGTCATTATCGACTTGCCAGATACCGGGGATGACAACGCCATCCATGAATACGGTCTTCTCCGCGAAGACGCCAGAGAAGACCAAGAACGCTATTCCGGCGTTGCTGTGTTCGCCGGAGCGCAATACTGGTTCGATGAAAAATCAATCAAGTACCGCGACGGGTTCACAAAAACCCTGATAGAAATCCGGCTTCGGGCAAGCGATCAGTTGCAGAACGCTGTAAACGAACTGAACTGTATCGCGGAAAGCTACGGCTGGGTTCCCGATGGCGAAGGAAACTGGAACCTGGAATTGACCAGCAACCCGGTTGCGCTGGCTCTGCATGTTATGACCAACCGGGAAATCTCCAAGCGTCCGTACCCCAAAGAGCGCATAGATTGGGCTACGGCAGAAGAGTTTTACAACTTTGCTGTCAAATATGGATGGGAGTATGCCGCTGTCCGCACGGACGGAGCACGGCGGGCTGTGGTCATTGCCGACATTCTGGCTTCCGCGCTTGGCGGTCTTATCGCTCCGAGTTCTCCTGATGGAAAATATACGTTCGGGTGGGACGATCTTGACGCCAGCTACGTTGATTCCGCGACACCGATGACCTGCTGGGGATTTGAGCTTACAAAAGTATTTCCCATCACAAAAATTCACGGGTTCAGGGTTGAGTTTCCCAACCGCGAAAAGGACTGGCAACTCGACGAGCGCATAGTCTACGCAGACGGATATGACGAGAACAATGCAGAAAATGTCGTTGTCTGGTCGCCGTCCGAGGGGAACCGGGGAACATCCGGCATTGACCATCCTGATCTTATCTACAAAGCCTCCCGCATCCGGCTTGCCGCCATCGTACATCGACCTGAATCAGTTTCATGGTCCACTGACTGGCGTTCGCTTGATTACCGCAAAGGGCAAAAGATCGCGCTCACATACAACACCTATCTCGTTGGAAGCGGCGGCGGAAACGTCGTCAAGCACATCATGGACGAGGACGGACTGTGCGAAGGCGTGACCATCAACCAGTATGTGAACATGGTCGCTGGGAAACCGTATATTGCACGCAGCACTAAGAAAAAGGGGCGCGAGGTTACGGTAGAACAGGTTTGGCCGCTTGTGACAACTCCTGGCGCGATCAACGATCTGTATTTTGAGTACCCCATTGATCTTGCTGATGCGCCGGAGTTTATGGTTCCGGTTACGGTTGGCGAGTCCGGTCGGGACACCATGATTGTCACCATCAAAGAGGTCAAGCGCAGCGAGAATTTTACCGCCAAAGTAACGGCTGTTCCGTCCAAGGGCGCAGAAATACTTTCCGCGATTGACGGCCCCATACCTCCGTTCGACAGCCTGATAACCGACCCGACATATTACCAGAAGGGCAAGCCGAACCCCCCGCACCTCATGGGCGTGCGCAGCAATGAAGATGTTATGATCTGGGGAACGGGCGGCGTCCTTATTCCCCGCATCGCCATTTCGTTCCGGATCTTTGAAAAGAGCGGCATTACCGTTGACCGGGTTGTTGCCATTTACCGCAGGGCAGATTCAGACGGGGAATGGATTTCTGCTGGTACAGTTTCCCCACTTGATGAAGAACTGTATTTTCAGGACGTTGAAGAGGGCGTTACTTATGAAATAATGCTCTGCGCGATATCCAGCCTCGGGGTGTCGTCTGACTGGTCGTATGCGAAAGAGACCGTAGTAGGCATGTCTACTCCTCCACCCGACATTATCAGCGCGTTCCTTGAGAATGAGTGGATACATATTGTTTATGATGAACCAATAGACTTCGCCGGGTACGAAGTTTTGCTGGCATACAGTTCTCTTGCCACTCCCGCACAGGCGATTCCATTTTCCGAAGGATTGTTCCGGCAAGCTCCGGTCTTTGTGGGCAACAACCTGTTCGGAGAGCGTGTGTTTTTCATCTACGCGGTAGACCTTGCCGGGAACAGGAGCATCAACCCTGCGGCAATCCGGGTGCAGTACGAGGGAGCATACGACGGCAACGCAGTGCAGATCTTCGACCAACGAGCGATGGACTGGTCCGGAGCCATCAGCGGTGGATATATAGACGAGATCACAGGCTGCATAGTTTCTGATGACAATTCTTATTTTTGGGGCAACCCAAGCGCGGATTTCTGGCGACCTGACCCGGAACCGTTTTGGCGTGAATCGCAGTATGCGGACATAGAGTACACGTTTAGCATAACTGTGTCTGAAGACGCCATAAACTACGCGCACCATGTCTTGCAGCACAGCATTCTAGGGCAACTCTTGTCCATAGAATACGATGTGAGCGGTGGGCTTACGTTCTGGGAACGGAACCAGGACGGTACTGGTCTTTTCTGGGGCGAGGACGATGCGCCGTTCTGGGGCGTTGAGCATTGGACCCATCTTCCGGATTCATTTCTGCTGATGACTCCGACGCTGACAATTCGCGTCCGGGTAGCTGGCGGCTCTGAACAAGCAGCAATTTGCCAGCTAAAATCCATCATAGACTACCCTGACAAGACGGAAACCCTGATTGAGATAAATCTCCCCGCAGGGTGGAGTGAGATTCCTCTAACCGGAGAATACATCAGCATCAAGTATGCTGACGCTATCATCATGGAAACGCCTGGGCTTGACCCCTGGCAGATACTAAAGCGCATTTCGGGCGGCAGACTTGAGATGTTGCCCGTCCTTTCAGACAACGTAACCCCAACCGCAGCAACCGCAAACATCTTTATACGAGGATATTGATATGGCTGAATTTCCAGACATAGGCGCAATCATTGGTACGCCGTCCAATGCAGAACAAAAAGCCAACTTTGAAAAATGGCTTAATGCGACGAGGCAGCTTCCCGGCGCAAGAGTTCCCCAGACATACACACTGTCCATTGCTGGCGGTAGCGGTAGCTTTGTTCCGGAGACAGCCGACTGCCTGATTGATCTTCCGGGAGAAGTGACGAATGCAGACCTTGTGCTTGCTCCCCCAACGGGCATGGCTCCGGGCAACATCCTCGCACTCCGTCTGGCGCGGGATGGAATAACCGTAAAAGTCAAAAGCGAGGTGAGCGGACTTCCAGGAAGATTCTCAACAAACAACGGGAACGATATAAGCCTTTCGTCCACTAACTGGATGACCTTTCAGCTTGTGGACGGCGCATGGCAGGAAAGAGGAAGCTCTGGCGGTGGCGGCGGCGATGGCACGCCCATTCTTTCCATCGTTCCGTCCACAACTGGCTTGCCGATATTGGGATATCTTGACGCCAGTCAGGACAACGGGTGGCTGGATGCGGACGCGTTCCCCGGCGTGTGGGACAAAATCAACCAGATGGTTGCGGCAAATACTGGCGCGGTTGTTTCCGTTGCGACATGGGAGGCGACAGTAGCCCAGCATGGGCTATGCGGGAAATACTGTCAGGATGTGCCGAACCGACGTTTCCGCATACCGCTCTTACGCAAACGCGCAAGCTGGGGGCTCCCTGACCCGTCCGTGGGTGCGGCGGTTGGGGATTATCTGCCTGACCAGATGCGGCCTATTACGGGTCAGGTAGGCCAGGGCGGTGCTGACAGCGGAGGCATGAGTTATAATGCAAGCCGCCCACTTCGGACGTCAGGAGCATTCAAAACAGATAGCGTTGACAAAGTAACAGGGGGATTTTACCCAGCCACAACGAACCAATCAAGAGATCTTGTACTTGATTCTGCCCTCCTTGGCCCGAACTACTCCGGCGACATTTCCCACGGTAGGCTTGTCATCCTCACTCCCATGCTCAAAATGTACGGCGCGCCTGATGACCCCGGCTTGCTGAACGCGGCGGCAGTGGTCCAGATGATCGCGGCAAAGCTGGATACGAGTGTGTTTGAGCAGATTCCTTTCAGGAATGTGTGGGTTAGTGGAGAGTATGCAATCAGTGGAGTCTCCCCTCACATCATAAACGCGACGCACAATTTGAATCTCCAAAACCCAGAGAAGGCACTTGGCGATGCGTTGCTGGTGTGTAAGGTGGCTGAATATGGCTATCAAGTTGGGGAGACTGCGCAATTTAGCATGTATTCTTACGACAGCAGATATATCGGGACGCAAGTGTATGTAGGCCAAAATGTGCTGCGGATTCAGGGGGGGGCTGGTTATACAAACGGTCTCCCCGGTATCCTAAGAAGAGACAACTCATATGGGGCGGTTGCTACTGCTGCAAACTGGCGGTATGTGTTCCGCATTTTTTATTAAGAGGTGACTTATGGGATATTACTACAGTATTGCATGCGGCTATGTTTACGCTGGCGATATGCAGCCCGGAGACAGGCCAGCAACAGCGGAGGAGATAAACCCAACGCCTACTCCTGAAGAGCAACAGGCCGCGTTGCAAAAAGAGTTCACGGACGCGGTTCAGCTTCGCCTGGATACCTTTGCCAAAACCCGTAGATATGATGACATCGGCTCTGCTATCGGAAAATACGCCAACAGCCATGTACCGAAGTACAAAGCCGAGTCTGATTACTGTGCGTGGGCGTTGAGCGAAACCTGGATTACGTGTGAGGGGATTATGAACGATGTTCTTTTAGGCATACGCCCTGTGCCATCTCTTGACGAACTCATGGCCGAACTCCCGGATCTTGTGTGGCCCGATACGGTGGTGGAGGAAGAACAATAATGCCTCCCCTCAAGAATATGCCCCTACAGGTAGTCATTGCCATTGACCAGTTGTTAAACACGCTTTGCGGGGGTTGGTGCGATGAAACATTATCTAGCCGCGCGTGGAGACTTTCAGGGACAAGCAAAGGCTGGTACTGGACACGGCGCGTGATCGACACTTTGTTCTTCTGGCAAGACGGCCATTGCGAGGCAAGCTACCGGAGCGAGCTTGAGCGGAGCCATTTGCCGGAGGAGCAGAGAACCCGGCTTTAGATGAAAAATATTTTGGGGCAACAGGTGGGGCAACAGCTTTACATATTTCACATTAACATACTTGTTTAATTTGAAATACAAAATGAGCAAGGTTCCCACCTAGCGCACCAAGTAAAAAAGACATAAAGAGGCACAGTGAGACAAAAGCACTGTGCCTCTTCGCTTTTTCGGCAAGAAAAACGGTCAGAATGAGACATGACGGACGCTAGGGGCGTTGACAAGACAGACAATTGTGGGGCAACTTTGGGGCCACTTTACCAGTCAAAAAACGGAGTTGCCCCATGAGTCTCACAGATGTCGCAATCAAGAACGCCAAGCCCCGCGAGAAGCGGTATCGGATGCATGACGAACATGGGCTTTACCTTGAAGTTGCCCCTGCCGGGGGAAAGTGGTGGAGGTTCAAATACAAGATTCACGGCAAAGAAAACAGGGTCAGTCTCGGGACATACCCGGATGTGTCACTGAAGGAAGCAAGGGACAAAGCTTACGAGGCACGAAAACTGGTACAGAAGGGTCTTGACCCTTCCCGTCAAAAAAAGCTTCCTACAGATGAAGCTGGGCGATTTCGGTCTGTCTGCCGGGAATGGTGGGAGAAGTTTATCCTTCCAAAAGGTGGGAAGCACCCGGACGTAGTATGGGGGCGCATGGAACGAGAAGTTCTTGGCGACATAGGGAATATCCCTATAGGAGACATAGATGCCCCAATGGTTTTGACAATTTTGCGCAGGATCGAGGCCCGAGGGACGATTGAAACCGCGCACAAGGTCAAAAGCTACATCAGCCAGACAATGAGATACGGGATTGCGTGTGGACTTATTCACTATGACCCAGCACGAGACCTTGCAGGAGCGATAACTCCCAGAAACAAGAGGCCCATGTCGGCAATCATTGACCCCAAAGAAGTCGGTGGGCTTATGCGCTCTATATATGGATATACTGGTGGCCCTGTCGTGGCGAGTGCATTGAAGCTGGCTGCGCTCACATTTGTAAGGCCGGGAGAGCTTCGTCATGCAGAATGGTGCGAGGTTGATATGGACGCCGCAGAATGGCGTATTCCTGCCGTAAAAATGAAAATGAAGCGTCCACACCTCGTTCCTCTTTCAACACAGGGGATTGACGTGCTGAGTGAATTGCGCGTCTACAGCGGAAACAGCCGCTACCTCTTTCCGTCTATTCGAACAAACGACCGGCCCATGAGCGACATGACCGTGAACGCCGCATTGCGGGCTCTTGGATACACGCAGGACCGTATGACCGGACATGGCTTCAGAGCTATGGCAAACACACTTCTTGCCGAGATGGGATGGAGCATGGACGCTGTAGAGCGACAGCTTGCGCATGCGGAAGTGAACAAGGTCAGGGCTGTTTACCACAGGGCAGAACATTTGCCCGAACGCAAAAGAATGATGCAGGCATGGGCAGACTACCTGGACGAATTACGGCTTTCAGTTTGACGCCCCATGTTTTCATAGATGGCATAGATATCTGATTTTTTCCAACGGGGAGAACGCGCTCCAAGGTAGAACGGCTTGGGCAGTCTCCCTTCTTTGCAGCTTCTCTCAACGGTTTTTGTCGAGATATTGAACAGGTTTGCAATCTCTGTTTTCGACATTACGCCGACATGAATTGTCGTATCTTCCATTTATTCTATTCTCCGAAGAATAATCCTTGCTAATTTTATTCGAAAGCATTAACATTTTTTCACAGGCAAGGTATTGCCTACTGGTTGTGGCTTGTAAGGTGTTCCCCAATGATGGGCCACAGTTTTTCAAAGGTTGTTATTGAGGGCGAACTTTCTCCGTTGACAAGCCTGTTCATTACTGGCTGAGATATTCCAACCCTGTCCGCAAGCTCGGACTCGGTGATGCCTTCAGAGGAAAGAACATCCTTGATTGCAGCAGGGATTTTGTCAAAATTAATGTGTATACTCATAAGAAAGGCTCCATTCGTTTTTATTGCTATGCTGATATCTATTATTCGCATGCGATTAAAAAGTCAAGTCAAAGATAAGGAGAGGGGCGTATGGAAAACAAAAGAGAACAGGCTCGGCAGGATGCCCTGGCTGCGAGAGAAAATACGGCGGCGAAGGCACGAGTGCGGCAAAAAAAGATTGAGGACACGCCTTTTCGTAAGTCTATCATCGACGGGATAGAAAGGTACTCAAAGGTATTTGATTCCGTCACCTCGATGGCTAAAAGCGTTGGAGTAAGCCAGCCGACAATGGCAAAGGTCTTGAGCGGCAACCAAGACCCAGGACTTGGGGCTGTTGGAAAGATCATGAGTTCCATAGGCGCGACGGTCGTGTTCCCGTGGGAGCCTAAAGACCATACAAGAAAAGTTGTGGTAGCTGGCGGCACGCAATCTCTTCGGGAGGTGCTTCTGTTCGAGATCGTTGACAATTCCGTGAGCATGTCTGACAAAACGGCACTCATTTATCCGCAGGCAGAGCTTGAAAAGTTGAGCCCAACGCTGTCTTTGGGTGCATATATATTGAAAGATGGAGAACGCGCACCCACACCCTTTGCCGCCAAGGATACTGTGGTAGTAGATGTTACCTGCAAGCCTGAAAACGGCACAAGTGGGCAAAATTATCTGGTCAGGTGCAATGACGGCAGTGCGTGCATTGCCTCTGCGTGGGATGGGCGGTATGTCATTGACCTTACTGCAAAGAAAGTGCTTGTCCAAGGAACAGACTACACAGACTTTCAGGATGCAGCTATTGGGAAGGTTGTTCTACATATCCGCAATGTAGCTGAATAAAAACCAAAAAGATTAGTCCAGAACCCGCTTCGGCGGGTTTTTTTGCTTCTATTGAATTCGCATTCTTTTTTTATGTTGACAATTAATTCGTATGCGAATAGAAAAACACAACGAGATTGAAAAACAAAAGAGGAGCTTTTTCTATGGCAACAGCGAAAAAGAAGACCGCGAAGACCCCCAAGCCCGTTATCGTTCACGGTTTTAAAGGGTTCGATAAGGACCTCAAGTGCCGGGACAAGCAATACGCGCTCGGGGAAACCTTTGAGGAGCCGGAAGCCTCCTTGTGTAACCACGGAATGCACTTTTGCGAATACCCGCTTGATTGCCTCGGACACTACGCGCCGGGTGGAGGTAGCAGGTACGCGGAGGTCGATGCGGAGAACCCGACGAACGAGAGCGACGGCGACTCAAAGCGCGTGACCACAAAGCTTTCTGTTGGTGGTGAACTGTCCATTCGCGGCCTTGTTGAAGCCGCTGTGAAGTTCACCTTTGACCGGGCTACGTCGGAGAATTCCGACAAGGCCACAGGCTACCAAGGCGCGGCATCTGCCACAGGCGACCAAGGCGCGGCATCTGCCACAGGCAACCGAGGCGCGGCATCTGCCACAAGCGACCGAGGCGCGGCATCTTCCACAGGCTACCAAGGCGCGGCATCTGCCACAGGCAACCGAGGCG